CTGCATACATAGATAATAGATCAGAATTTGATTGCACTTTTCCCATGTCATCTATCATTGCTGAAGCATAACTATGAGATGTTACATCCAATGCGATTTCATCTTCTGTTGCATTAGTATAGTTCACAGGAACATGAGGTTCTTTTGTTGTGATATTTGCCACATCAGCGACTGATGGAATATGAACCTTATCTCCACCAGCAGATACTAGACCTGAATAATCTGTTCCTAGATTTGCTAATACTAGATTTTTTTGAATGAAGCTCTTACTGCCTGTGCCCATACTTCAGGTATAAATACAGCTAATTCTGTATCTGAAGCATATGAAGCAGCAGGGTTAGCTAGTCCTGTACTTGTTGCCATTTAAATCTCCTTTAAGATTTTTGCTTCTGAGGTTGTTTTTTGTACTGACTTAGAATAGTTGTCCAGTTTTGCTTTAAATTTTGTCTATCAGACCAATCTATAGGTTTTTCTGGAACAGCTTTCCTTGCATTACCAACAACTTCAGGAGCATTTTGTTTTGTGTTATTAATTTTACTCGTTACATACTCAAGAGTTTCTAAGTCTAATTTAGCCAAAGATTCTCTTTCATCTTCAGGATGGTTCTCTAATAAAGAAGTTCTTTTTACCTCTTCATATTTAGCCCACTTACTAGCATTAGAAGTCAAACTTTCAATTTCAGAAGAAGCCTTTTCATATAAGGTTTTAAATTCTTCTTTTTCTTTTAGCCTACCTTCTTCTGCTTTAGCTTTAGCTTTTTCGTATTCAGCTAATTTAGCTTCTGCATCCTGTGCTCTTTTTCTATACTTCTTGCTTTCTGCAATATACTGATCATTCGAGCTGTCTTGAGCAGTTTCTGTAGCAGGACTTTCACTAACTGTTTCTGTCTTTGCTTGTGTTTGTTCTTCGGACATACTGTCCTCCTTTTTATATTAAAATAAATGAATAATGCATAATTTTGCATAATTCTTATAGATAACTTAAATTAAAAGCAGGTAAAAATGCAAATTTTTGGATAATTCACTACAAAATTATAAAGAAAAGTGGTTTGACTACATGGATTACAAGCCACACTTAGGGCAAAGCAAACTGCATTACCCTACGAAGGACACTGCAAGGTTTTTTGTCATGGTTTGTGGGAGAAGGTTTGGTAAGACAACTGCATCTGCTATGGAAGCAACATATTATGCTTCTCAACCCAACAAAAGGATATGGCTGGTTGGCTTATCCTACGATAAAGCAGATTTAATGTTTAGGGAAATTTGGAAAACAATGGTAGTTGGGCATCCAAATGACATTAAGAGAGCTTCAGAAAAAGACAGGTTTATACATTTTAAATGGGACACAGTAGTTGAGGCTAAATCAGCAGACAATCCAGATTCTCTGGTTGGAGAAGGATTAGATCTATTAATAGTTGATGAGGCTGCCAAAGTTAAAAGTAAAATATGGGATATGTATTTATCTCCCACTTTGTCTGACCGAAAAGGGAAGGCTATTTTTATCACAACACCTGAAGGGTTTAATTGGATTTATGACTTATATCTCCTTGGGCAAAGCGATGAATTATGGGAATCTCACCAAGCTCCCTCTTGGGATAACCATTATGCCTTCCCTGAAGGTAAACAAGACCAATTTCTTCTTGAAAGAAAAAGAAATATGGCTAAAGAAGTATATCAGCAAGAGTATGGAGCAGCTTTTACTTCATTTGCTGGTAAAGTTTATCCGATAGAAAGAAGTTTAGATGTAGGTAATTATAAATATAATCCAAACTTACCTACTTATTGCTCTATAGATTTTGGTTACAGGATGCCAGCAGTTGGTTGGTTTCAAATATATAGAGTTGGTGGTTTTTACCACATAAATATGATTGACGAAATAATACATAAAACAAATGTCAAAACAGATGAATTAGCCTTAAATATTAAGGCAAAGAAGTATAATGTAGTTAAATATTTTGGTGATCCTGCTGGTATGCAGGCACAAGGGCAATCAGGTCTAGGAGATATAGAGATTTTTAAGAAACATGGCATAAATGTCCACACTAAAAGAGATAAAGCCTCAAGAAGTATAGCATCAGGTATATCTCATGTAAGAGGTTTTATAGAAAATGCCCAAGGCGAAAGATTTTTTCATATAAATGAGAAATGTGTAGGAATAATAACAGATTTAGAGAATTATCGTTATCCTGAAGTAAAAGAAGGAGCAGATTTAAAACCTGAGCCTGTAAAAGATGGTTTTCACGACCATGGTTGCGACATGATAAGATATTTTTTTATAAACAAGTTTCCAATTAAACAAAGAGAATTTAAAGTGAGGACAAGATGACAAATATGACAGTAGAAGAAATTATAAAGCAATCAGTATCTGATTCTAAGTTAATGAATCAGAAAAATAGAAGAGAATGGGTTCGTAAAATGCTCGACTATTATGGAGGGAATGGAACACACAACTATATAGAAAGTTACTTTGCTGCTGATGCTTTTAGAGAAATCCCCTGTTATAATGCAAACTTTACTAGAAGATTTGTTAATAAAATGAGCAGAATCTACACAGTAGGTGCTAATCGTAATGTAAGTAACGAATATGACCTACTGACTATTAAAAAAGATGCTAGAATGAAGCATGTAGAAAGAATGACTCGTTTAATGGGAACTGTAGCTACACAAATTATATATAAAGAGATAAATGGGATGCCATTTTTTGATTATAGACCTGTTTATTACTTTGATGTGCATTTAAAAGACCCATTTACACCTTCTGCTATCATGTATCCACTATTAATGCAACCTGAAGACATAAATAATACAGAAAAATGTGAATGGGCTTACTGGGATGAGTCAATTTATGTTCATTATGACGAAACAGGCAATATAATTGACGAATATGAGCATGGGTATGGTGTTTTACCATTTTTATTTACTCATAGAGAGGAACAAATAGACGAATTTTTCGTAGATGGTGCTAATGACATCGTAGATTGTAACGAACAAGTAAATATTGCTATGACAGAAATGCAATTAGGGTTAAGATTCCAAATGTTTGGTCAGCCATTTATGACAGGAGTAGATTCTGATAAAAGAATTGAAAGAGCAGGTTCAGATCAGATAATTGACCTACCTGAAGGTGCAAGTTTTGGAATTGTATCACCAGCAGGCAATATTGAGTCAGTTATTGAGAATATTAAGTTCCAGGTGGACTTAGTAGCACAAAATAACCACTTATATGTTCAATTTGCACAAGATGGTGGCGAAACTCCATCAGGAATTGCACTTAAAATCAAAGATTTAGAGAGATTTGAGGATTATCAAGACGATATAGAGCTTTGGAGGATGTATGAGCATGAATTATACTATGTTGAAAGAGAAATTGCTGCTTATAACAATATAAACCTTCCAGAAAAGCTAATGTTAGACTTTAACGAGCCTGAATATCCAAAAACAGTACAAGATCAGATATTATTAGACGAACATAGACTAAAACATCATATGTTAGATGAAGTAGATTTATTAATGGAGTATAATAAAGACTTATCTAAAGGTCAAGCTGAGAAAATAATAGAAAAAAACAGAAAAGCTATGGAAGATGAGCACTTGCAAGGCATGGAAACTGGTGAATACGAGGAAGTAGAAGATGCTAACTAAAATAGAAACAAATTTTGATTTTTCTAAAGCACTTAAAGACTTAGAGGAAACTATAGATGATACTATGGCTGAGGTTGGTGGTGAAAATGTAAAATCTATCAAGCAAACGATAGATAATCTTGGTTATGGTCAGTACCCTGCATTAACAAAAAAAAGAATAGAAAATAGAAAGCTAGGCATTGGCTTTCCAGATGGGACTAAGGCAACAGACAGATTTCCTGGAATTCCTCTAAAACAAACAGGCAATCTTTATAATAGTATTCAAGCTAAAAAAGATGGTATTCATATGGCAAGCTATGGTATTACACATAATCATGGTCTTCCAGATAAAAAAGTTCCTAAGCATGTTATGCCAGGTAGACCTTTTATAACAATAGGTATGTCAAGAGTAGATTTAAGTAAAATAGAAGATAATTTCACTAAAAAAATAAAAAAGTTGATTAAAAAATAATGTCAGACGAAGAATATAAAAAAATGCTAAAGATGTATTCAGTTCTTGAGAGAATTATGGATAAGTATATAAAAGAGTTCTCAGAGGAGCAAGAGCTAGAGAATACAGATAGCCCAATTATGATACCAACTGAAATATATGATGAGATTTGTTACGAAATGGGAACTGACGAGATAGCTTTAATGGGAATTAGTTAAATTTTTCTTCTTATACTCTCTTCTTTTGTGCTTTCCAGTCCCTACAACACACTTATACATATTCTTAATTTCATTCTTTTTAAATTTATAACCTTCAGGAGCTTCCTGGACACAAACTCTTTTAAATGCTTTCCAATCTACAATATGATACTTACCATTAATTTTCATTCTCAGCCTCTATAATTTCTTTTTCCCAAGCTTGTCTTTGAGCAGGAGTAGGTCTTTTAGAAGTTAAAGGTTCAACTCCAACCTTCTTAGCTCTTTGCCTCCATTGATACCAAACCTTCTGTTTAGCATTCCTTTCAGCTTTCTTAATAGCCTCCTTAGTAGCAACCTGGTTCTTCTTATAAACCTTAGAAGCCTCTTGTGGCTTTCTTTCAGGTAAGTGATCA